CCGGCCCTGTCCATTGCGACCCGTCATATGTCAGCGTGACACCCTCGGCCTCGACGAACGCCTGCCATCCGGTCTTGGGGATCAGCCTCAGCCAGCCCCCTCCCGAATAGAGTGCCACGCTGCCATCCCATCCCGCCCAGTCTCCGATGGCACCGGGAGCCACCAGGTGGCGCGACCCATCCGCCACGTCATTCGAGGGTGGCACGATCCGGTCACGGTCGATCACCGATAGCTGCACCACCGCGTCGAGTAGCCGTAGCGCCTCGTTATGGGTCACATTCTTTCCGGCCTGATCCGCGATCAGAAAGGGCAGCGAAAGGTTGGCCGTGGAGTCCATCACCTCAATCCCCCAGCCCGCGCCGCGCGCGCAGCCGCGACCAGATCGCCAGCGCCGCCCCGCCGATCACACAGGCGAGCAACACCCAGCGCAGCGCCTCGGACTGCGCGGCGAAACCCTCGAAGAGCCCGTGCGCCTGCTCGATCTGCGCCTGCGCCGCCGCCAGCCCGCCGGTCAGTCCGGCCGCGCCCGCGGCAAGGCCGCCCCCCGTCACCACCGGGTCGCGGCGCAGCGGCACCGGCGCGGCCTCGGCGGCAAAGCGGCCGCTGGGGCGCGGCGCAAAGGGCGTGCCCCAATTCCGCTCAGGGCCCGTGTCGATGTGCATGAATCCCTGCGCGGGATAGAAGCCGAACCCGGTGAACCCGGCCTTGCGCGCCGCCGCCTCGAAAAGCGCCGGGTCGTGATTGGCCATGGACACGTCGAAGGCGCGCCCCTGAAGGTGCAGCGAGCCCTTGGCCCCGCCGACGCGGGCGTTATGCGCCGGGCTGCGATAGGCCGAGGTGATGATCATCGGCGCGCCCAGCGCATCGCGCAAGCTTTGCAACCGGTCCATCGCGCGGGCATCCACCATAAGGCTGCCATCGTCGCGGCTGGCCATCTCCTCGGGGCTGAAATCCAGCCAGGGCCAGGCATGGCCCGGCACATCCCGCCAATGTTTGTAGGCTTTCATCTCACCATCTCCTTTTCGGTTTGCGCACCACCCAGCCGCCACTTTTTGCGGCGGGCGCGTCCTCGGGCCCGGTCTCCGGTCCCGTCTCGACGCGCATCATGTTGCCAAGCCCCGGCAGCGCCCAGGCGGGCGGGTTGTCCCAGTCCACCGCCTCGGCCCCCAGCACGATGGCCAGCGCCAGGCCGTAAACCGACAGGTCGAGCGCCTCGTTGCGCTGCACGCCGGGGCGTATCCGCCACCCCTTGTCACCGCGTCGCTCGGCGGCATATTCGGCGAAGATCTCCGCAGGCGCGCCGCGCGGGACATGCAGCTTGCGCGCGCCATCCTCGCGGCGCAGCAGCGAGGCCGCGATCTCGTCTTTCAGCCGGTCGGTGCCCGCCCGGATCACCGGCACGTCGCGCGCCGCGTGGCGCTTGCCCGCGTGATGCGATTCCGGGTAACGCACCTCGGCCCGCTTGACGTTGTCGCCGGGCCTGCCCATGACCACGTGAAACCGGCCCGCCGCCAAAACCCGTAGGCGTTGGGCGTCACCCCCGCCTCGCCGCGCGCATCCACCACCACGGCCAGGGCGCGCATGGCTGTGCCGTCATGGCCCGCGACCGGCCACGTCCTGTCTGCCAGCGCCAGCAGCGCATCCCAGTCCTCGCCATAGCGCGCCGGATCGATCCGCCGCCCGGCGGCAGCCGGAGCACCTTCCGGCGGGGTGAACAGATCGAACCGGTCGATCACCACCCGCTCGAGGCCGGGCTGCCATGCCTCGATCTGGACGGCGAAGCGCCCGACCTGCACATCGACCGCCGCGAGAATGAAGGCGGTGCGCGCGGGCACCTGCCCCCAGGGGTGATCGGTGGCCCCGGCGCGCAACACCTCCTCCGAGAGCGATTCCGACGCGGCCCGGGCGCGCGGCAGGTAGGGCAGGCCAAGCTCGGTATTGGTCACCGCGCGCAGATCGCCCTCGCCACCCGTAGCCTCGAAAACCGCATGCGCCTCGAGGTATCGCGTGACGATCTGCGCCCAGCTCGCCAGTGCCGCCGCCGGGCCGGGCAGCCAATAGCTGGCCGTGCTGGCCCGGCGGGTGAGATCGCCGAGCGGCACCGCCCGGCCATCCTCCTCCTCGTGCAGCCACTGCGCGCGGGCATTCATCTCGCGCTTGGCCCCGGCCTCGATCACCGATCCGCAATGCGGGCAGGCCATATGCGCCGCCGCGCCCCGCTCATGCGGGCTACCCTCCTTGGGCCATTGCATCCGCTCGAGGCTGGGGATGAACGCGCCCGAACAATCGCGGCAAGTCCAGTAGAGGCGGCCGCGTGTGCCCCGGTTGAAGATCGCCGCGATGCCGCCGCAGGGCGGAGCCTCGTGCGGAGTCTTGGGCCGCCATGCCTCGTCGAGAATCGAAAAGCGCGGGCTTGATTCCACAATCGTCATGCCGCGCGATCCGGCCGCCTCGGTGCGCTTGCGCATCAGCGCGAAGGCCCCGCCATCGCCGCCCACATCTTCAGGGAAGGCGTCGTAATCGGTGCCCACCACCAGTGCCAGCGAGCGTTGCGCCAGCCGGTCCTTTGCGGGCCAGTCGATGGTCAGCCGCGCGCCGCCCCGGAATCGCTTGCTCAGGATGTTGTCCCCGCCCTTGCCGCGCATCAGCCGGGTGCGCAACTCGGGGCTGTTGGCAATGAACGGATCGAGCGCGCCCATGCTCCACTCGGTGGCGGCCTGCTTGCGCGGGCTGAACACGGCCACGCTGCGCGGTTGTGCCAAGACCGCATGCACCAGTGGGTTAATCACCAGCGCCTCGGATTTCGAGCACCGGGCCGGGCCGACAAAGGCGATAGAATCGAACCGCCGCGAGGTGACCAGATCCATCGGCTCGGTCATGTAGGGGGCCACGTCCGGCCGCCACTGCACCCACTGGCCCCCCGACTCGATCCGCCGCCGCGTGGCGGTTTCGCTGACCTTGACGCGGGCCAGCGGGCGCAGCATCGGCAACGCCTCGGCAATCGCATCATCCATCCCCGCATAGGGCGGCAATGGCTCTACATTCAGCGAACCGGGTCGGTCGAGACAGGCGTGATCGCTCATGCCGCCAACCCCTCGCCTTGATCGGCGCGTGCCCTGGCCCCCGCGCCCGTGGCCTCACCCGCGCCCGTCTCCTGGCCCGCGCCCCGATCCGCCGCCGCCTCGCCGATGATCCCGGCCACCGCCGATGCCGCGAGACCCAGGGCATCGTCACAGACCCGCTCCACCGCCTCGATCTGCGCCCCGTCGATTCCGATCTCGCGCGCCAGCCGGTCGGGCAGCGCGTCAAGCGAGTCGCGCAGCGTGGCGAACACCTCCTCGAGCCCCGCCACCACATCCTCGCGGCGGATGAGCTCGCCGCGATCCCGAGCCGCAATGGCGCGCAGATGCTCGAGCTCCAGCAGCTTGCGCTGATCGGCCAGGCTCAGCCCGCTTTGCGGGGCCGCCGAGTCGCCGCCCAGGAGCGCCATCTGCAGCTGCTCGACGGCGGCATTGCCCGCCGCGCGGGCGGCCTCATCCTCGGCCTGGCGCGCGGCACGCCACGCCCAAGCGAGGCTCAGCCGGAACATATAGGCCCGCCCGTTGGTGCCTGCCTCCTCGAAAGGCAGTCCCTCGCGCAGCCAGGCCGAGATCGTGGTTTGCGAAACCCCCAGCCCGTCACCCAGCTGCGCCTTGTTCACCAGCGCGTCGCGCACCCCCCCGGGCAGCGAATGCCGCGCCACCAGGTCCTTTTCCTCAGCTGTCAGGTCTCGCAACATTGCTATCAAAAACCTCAACCGATTCAGTCAGTTACGCCGGAGCCAGAAAACCCAAACCAAACAAGCCTTCGAACAGACCCACGCGGCGATGGGGGAAAGAACCTATTATCGCCGGGCCGTCCTGATCGCGGCCAGCAAGGCCCGTTGCAGCAAGGTCGGCAGGCGCTTCTCGGCGGTCGTGCGGGCTGTCTTGCCAAAGCCGAGCGGCTTGCGCAGGTAGCGGGTGAAGGGCTTGTAGATGTAGAGCTGGCGCAGGGCGGCGCGACCGCCGCGGCCCATGCGCTGATAGACGCCCGCCGGACACTGAT